ATAGTTATCTGCGTGGATGGATCATAATGAAAAGCACTCTCTTACAAGTAGTACAGTCTATTCTGTCTGACATGGACTCAGAAGATGTCAACAGCATCTCTGACACAGTGGAAGCTCAACAGGTAGCCTCAGTAGTAGAAGACACTTACTTCAATATAATCGCAGCAAGAGATATACCTGAACACAACAAACTTATACCTTTAATTTCTTTAGCAGATAATACAAAACCTACACACTTCACGTATCCTGCAAGAACAAAACAGTTGATACGTATTGACTACAACATAGGTACTTCTTCTGCTCCTGACTACAGAGAAATAGTTTATGTAGAACCTTTAGTGTTTATGGACAGAATGGATGAGACAGCTAAGAAAGTTACAACAGTAGATCAATCAGTAGAGTTGTTTGTAGGCAATGACAAAGACCCAGCTTATTACACTTCTTTTAACGACAACCATATTATTATGGATGCCTACGATGCTTCAGTAGAAGCTAACTTAGCAGCAAACAAAACAAGAGCTTTCTGTTCTATCTATCCAACCTTCAGCCAAACAGACAGCTTTGCTATAGACTTAGACCAGACACTAATGCCTTTACTTTTAGCTGAAGCTAAGTCAGCTTGCATGAGTCTTTTTAAAGGTGGGTCTGATCCTAAGATTGAACAGGCTGCACGTAGATTAAAGTCCTACGTACAAAACGATCAGTACAAGACTAGACAAGCTACAAGAAACCAGTACGGAAGAACTTAATGATAGATATAGAAACTGATACAGTAAACCAACGCTGTGTCATAAGATCTGACAAGATGATGTCAGAGATTTATGTACATAAAGAAGAAAGTGGATACAGTTTTTTTAGAGTTAAGTTTGAAAAGGGTTCTGTGCCTAGTGAGTTATCAGGCAGGTACTCTAGCTTAGGCAAAGGCAAAGAAGCTGTAGAACATTACTTGAGAAACAAAGTAAAAACTAAAACTGTTCAGCGTAACGAGTACGCAGACCAACGTGAGAAAGAACGTAATGGCTCAAAGTCTAAGTCAGAAAGCAACTAACAACTTTGTAAAGGGTCTTATCACAGAGGCTGCTGAACTTACATTTCCTGAAGGTGCTTCCGTTGATGAACTGAACTGTGACCTACGTAGAGATGGTACTAGACGTAGACGATTAGGTGTAGAGTACGAGACAGGTAATGTATTCTCTTCATATACCCTTGGTGACGCAGAACAAACTGCTACAGGATCTTGGGTAAATGTTGGCGGTAACGCTGACCTAGAGTTCCTAGTATTCCAGAAGGGTGCTAGGCTTTATTTTTATAACAAAGGTGAACTACCTTACTCAGACCAAGTAGAGTCTAACTCAGTAAACCTAGCGTCATATGAACAGTCAGGGTCTAACGGTGCAGATACAGCTAAGTGTCAGTTTACTTCTATCAAAGGTAACTTGGTTGTTTCATCTTCTGAGATAAACACTATAGCTATTCAATATAGCTCAGGAACATTTACAGTTACTCAGATTGGTTTTGATATAAGAGATTTTGAGTTTCAAGGAGACACAAGTACTTACTTTGACAACGACTCATCTCCTTCTCAAGACAGAAAGTATGACGCACAAAATGCTGGTTGGAACACAGGTAACGGTGCGCCTACAGATTTAACTAAAAGACTTACTCACCCTTGGTACGCAGGTAAGGATAGTAACGGTGATTATGATTCTGCAGAGTGGGAAAAGATTTACGGTGGTACAACACTAACAGCAAATGGTCACTACATACTAGACTTCTTCACTAAAAACAGAGGTTCTGCTTCAGGTCTAACAGGCTTGACAAAGATGACAGACACAGAGAGTTCTAGGTTTAGATGTGCTGAGTCATTCTCTGGTAGAGTTTTCTATGCAGGTATTGACAGTTCTGAAAATGCTGGTACAATACTATTCTCTAAACTTGTTGAAACAGTAGATGATCTAGGTATCTGTCACCAACAGAATGACCCAACATCAGAATACATATCTGACTTACTAGATACAGATGGTGGTGTTATAAGAATACCTGACGCTGTTAAGATACAAAGACTGTATGCTTACCAAAACTCTCTCTTTGTTTTTGCTGAGAATGGTGTATGGCAAATCTCTGGTGTTGACGGTGTGTTTAGAGCCAACAGTTTTTCTGTCAACAGAGTTACTAGAGTTGGTATGTTACAGCCTCAAACATTCGTAGAAGCTGAGGGTGTTCCCTTTTGGTGGTCAAGGTTTGGTATTCACACACTAACTACAGACCCTGTATCAGGACAAGGTACTGAACAGAACTTGACAATACCTACAGTACAAACCTTTTGGGATGATATTGATGCTGATGCTAAACTAAAAGTTACTGCAGTTTATGACGCTATCAACAAGAGAATATACTGGGGTTATCCCAACGCAAATGAAACTGTAGAGTCTAAACTAAACAACTTCTTAATTCTTGACGTACCTTTACAAGCTTTCATACCTTGGAAAATATCAGATCAAGCGTCTAATACAGACTGCGTAGTCGGTCTAGCATTTTACTCAGGCTATGGTGCTAGTGAAGTTGCATTAGATGTTACATCAAACAATGGTGTAGATGATGTTGTTACATCAGCAGGTGACGATGTTGTTTCAACTCAGGTGTCTAACACAACAACAGGTGATCCAGCTATTATCCTTATCTGTAGAGAAGGTTCAAACAATAAAGTAACCTTTGGTGCATTTACAGGAATTAGTTTTCTTGATTGGACAGACACAAACTACTCATCATTTGCTGAGACAGGCTACGATTTTGTAGGTGACTTGATAACCAAAAAGAACGCACCTTACATTGTCACATACTGTAGAGTAACAGAAACAGGATTTACTGGTAATGAGAACGATGGTTATACTGCTGTTAGACCATCAGGTTTGAAAGTTTCTGCTGCTTGGGATTTTTCCGAAACATTTGGTACATCTCAACAGGTATACAGATTGAAGTATCCTGTATTTCCTGACAACAGTAATCTTAGTGACTTCAACTATCCAGATGATGTCATAACTTCAAGAGTAAAAATACGTGGACACGGACGATCCATGAGACTTAAATACGAAAGTGAACAGGGTAAAGACTTCTTGCTCCTAGGTTGGGGCTTGGTACAAGGAAGGAACCCTCGTTACTAATGACTGAATATACAATACGTGAAGCAACCCAAGAAGACTTACTTGACGTTATAATAGCTGCAAAAAACTTTAGCAAAGAAGCTTGTCAAAAATCTTGGGCTAAATTTGATAGTAATAAAACCAACTCTTTATTTAAACAACTAGTTGACAGTGAGTACGGTTTTGTTTATATAGCTCTACATAATGATGAAGTAGTTGGTGGTTTAGTTTCTATGATAACAGAAATGCCTATTAACAACTACATGGTAGCTCAAGAGTTAATGCTTTGGATTGATCCAGAACATAGAAATGGAAAAACTGCTCCAAAATTAATAGACAAATATGTAGAGTGGGCAAAAGAAAAAGACTGCAGCTTTGTTAGACTGTCTGAAATAGATAATGTTTTAAATAGTAAAGCTGGTGTTTTATTTAAAAGAAAAGGTTTCGAGCCTATCGAAACAGCATATGTAAAGGAAATATAAATGGCAGTATTTACAGCAATAGGTACAGCAGTTGGTGCTAGTATAGCAGGTTCTGCTTTGTTAGGTGGTGCGGCTGTAGTTGCAGGAACAGTAGGAACTGTAGCTGCAGTTAAATCAGTTAAATCTTCTAAAGAGGCTGCTCGTACTGCTGTATCAGTAGCAGAAGCTCAAGTACAACAACAACAAGTTGCTGCTACAAGACAAAGAAGACAAGCTGTAAGAAGTTTTATTAGAAGACGATCACAACTTAGGGCTGCTGCTGCTGCAGGTGGTATTCAAGGATCAGGTGTTGCTGGTGGTCTAGCAAGTTTGTCATCTCAGTTTGGAGCAAACTTAGGGTTTGGTGCACAGATGGGTGCTCTGAGCAGTCAAATTACTACTCTATCAGGATTACAAGCTACACAACAAGCACAATCTGGGATGTATAGTAACCTATCATCCCTAGGTTTTGGTTTAGCTGGTGGTGCTTTAAAATACGGAAATCAACTAGTAGGCGCATTTCCAGATCAACTTATAGGACCAATGCAAGGACCAATGAGAGCTTAAAGGAAAACTTGATGTCAACTCTCCTAACTCTTGAAGATAAAGTCTTCAATGAACTAGCTTTAATGGATGATACAGAGGCTGACCTTGAGAAGCCTTATGACCCTAGAAGTCAAGTAAACATCAATAAAGCTCAAGAAGTTTCCATAGCTACAGATATACCTGTTGATCAGGTAGAAGCTGAAGCTGCAGTAGGAAACAGTACTGCTGAAGTAGCTGCTTTACAACAAGGTATAAACTTTAGCTACGCAGCAGCTATAGAAAAGGCTTACGAAGACGGTCTCAGTGCAGAAGAAATGTCTGAGATAATCAAGGAGCGTACAGAAAAGGGTCAGGATATGACTCTTGGTGAATACTCTTTGATACAGCAGTTGATGCTAGACGATAATGGTGTCAACGGATACGCTGCTCGTACCCTGACAAACATGAAGACATGGAACGATCTTGTAGCAAAGGAGCTAGAAGAAAACGATCAGTCAGGAATATCTAAGATACTTTCATTTTTAGACGTTAATGTTCTCAGAGAGATAACAATAGGTGCTTTTGAGAACATAACCTACAGATCTAATCGTGAAGGTAAAGACATACGAAGTGCTTTCAATACTCTTGATCCTAACGAGTTCAAAGACTGGGCTAAAGAATACATAGCAGAACGTAAAAACGAAGGTATCTTTTCTGAAGACAGTATTTGGAACCTATACAAAGCAGCCAATGACGCTACATATCTAGGTGATGACCCTATGGCAAACCTATGGGCTGTCTTTGGTGTAGTAGACATAGCTACACTAGGGTCTACCAAGGCTGTATCATCTCCTCTGAAGTCTCTGGTAACTAAAGGAGCTAAGGAGTTTGCTGGTGAAGAAGGTACAACACTAAACAAAGTGTCTGCTTTAGCTAAAGTTAGAAAACCTGTAGACACTGTAGCGGTAGTAAAGGGTGATGAAGCTGCAGCAGAAGTAGCAGGTAAACTAGTAGATGACACAGGCGCACAGACAGACGTAGTAAATGCAGGGCGAACACTACCAGAAGAGTTAGATCCTGTGTCAGGACCAGCAAGTAGACCTAACGGAGTTACATTTAGAGACTTTGTTAGAAAGAACGCTATCACTGAGTTCTTGGAAAGAGCTAATCGAAGCGGTAGTTTTGGCGAGTATGTGTCCAGAGAGACACTAGAAAGAGTTTCTCAGGAGACAGCAGCTAGAATATCAGCTAGTGTCAATGACGCAGTAGTAAACGTCAAGAGAACTAAGATCATTGACGAGGGTTCAGAGGACTACAAGGTAGTAGTTAGACTAGGTAAAGATGGCTCAGGTGCTCCTTTCAGAAGAAAGATGGATGCTGAGGCTGTAGCTGCACAAGATCCTAGCCTGAAGGTTGTCAAAAAGGAAGAAGGGCGTGGCTGGTTTGTAGAAACTGAAGAGCGTGTCAACGTCCTAGGTTTACCAGATGAGATAGATAGGTTTGACAAGGGCGGTTTTGTTAAGGATGCTATCAATAAAGTATTTGGTGCAGCAACACTCAGGCTTGGAGACAAGATTGGTGGTAAGTTCCTGCAAGCTGAGGCTGGTCAGGCACTAATATCTAATCAAGTAAAACCTTACGAAAAGATTATAAGAAAAGTAAAAGGAAAAGAAAGAGAAAACCTTTCAGATTTCTTTACACAACTACGTGATGGTGAGTTGTCATGGATGCGACAGTATCCTACTAGAGAATCTTTCGAGCCTATGTACAAAACAATGTACGGAGCTACGCCAAGTAAAGAGACACTTGACGCATATGACGCTTTAGTAGACATAAGTGACGCTTCTTGGCACATTCAGTCTTCTGCTAGGCTCAAGCGTGTGGTAGCTGAGGGTGGTGAGTTTGTAAATATCACAGAAGAGTTTGGTGATATAGGCTACCGTGTGTCTAGTGTGCCTGATAATGAGTTAATACTAGACCTGAAAGCAAAAGGTGGTAAAGGTGGCTCGTTCAGACCAAACGAAGTCAATCCTGACAAACCTATATACAAGATACCTAACACATTTCTAGATCATCTATACGTAACTAACGTAGATTCTGTGCGTGTACTAGAGCGTGTAGACGTAATGCCTTACAATGCAGGTGGTCCTAGAACAAACGCAGAGTTTAGGTACTTTGTAGGTACTGTCAGACAACAAACCTTGTTTTCTGGTAACACAATATCCACAGGTTTCAAAACTTTACTAGGATCTTTTGGTCAGGATCAAGCAAGACTAGCTGTCAAACAGCTTAACGCTATTACAAGCAAAGTAAAGTCCTTGATGGATGACATGGGTATTGATGATATTCAAAACCTACAGCTATCTAAAGAACAGTACGAAGAACTAGGTGATGTTATACGTGCAAACAACGACTGGAACAAGCACATAACAGACCTAGAAGACCTAAAAGGTTTGTCTATAAAGCACAACTTTAGATTTACAGAAGAGTTTAGGTTCAAGGCTAGGGATCAGAAGATTCAACTTGATGAGGCTGGACAAGATCCAGCTATGGTTGACATGACCTTTGGTCAGGTTGTAGGTACAAGACTAAACATGAAGCGTGGTGACACACCTCTCATGGAGTTTGGTGGTAAGAAAGCTACCAACGCAAGTCCTATCTCTACAATAGCTGATCAGTTTGGTTCAGAGACTTTTGGGTACGCCAATCGTGCAGCATCTCAGAGTGCTATGGTTGGATGGGTTAAGCTTGCTGAGAAGACAGAGGGTATAGTAACCTTTCCTAGAGGAATACCTCAGAATGATTACTACAATCGCTTCATGCAAGCTGAGGTAGCTAAGACAGGTAAGTTCAATGACCTAGCTGCACAACTTAGAGAGCAGCAAGATGTAATAAAAAGACGAATGAACCAGTCAACTTGGCTTAGTGACAGGTGGGATAGCTTCACATCTTCTGCTACAGAGTTTGTATTTGGTAAAACTGGTAGAAAGATAGACTTTACTAGGGCTGACCCTGCTTCACGTTTGCTTCAGGTAGGTTTCTACTCTAAGTTTGGTTTCTTCAACCCTGATCAGTTTGTACTGCAGGGTATACACTCTCTGACAATAGCTGCAATATCACCAAGGCAAGGTCTAAAAGCTCTAGGTCTTGTGTCACCTATGATGGTGATAGCTAACGCACCAGATTCAGCAGCTAGAAGACTAGCAGTTCAAAGACTGTCAAAGTTTTCTGGTATGGATGAAACTGAACTAAATACTTTACTCAGGTATCTAGACGAAAGTGGTAGAAACTTCATCAATAACGAAGTCATAGAACTACAAGGGCCAACTACTTTTGGATCAGCAAGTACATTAGCAGGTAAAGGTCAAGAAAAAGTAGCTAGTTTTCTAGACTACAGCACTATGTTCTTTAGAGAGGGTGAGCGAGTATCACGTCTAACTGGTGTTATTACAGCTTTCTTAGAGCATAGAGCTAGAAGACCCAACATAGACCCACTGTCACCAGATGGTAAACTTTGGATAACAAACAGAGAGCAAGACCTAACCTTTAGAATGACTACTCAGTCACGTAACCTTGCTCAAAGTGGTCCTATGAGAGTGCCTACACAGTGGCTTTCTTTTAGTATACGTGCTATGGAGAACATTGTAGTAGGTAGAAACTTTACTGCAGGTGAGCGTGTTAGAATGTTTATGGTCATGGGGCCAATGTTCGGACTGACAGGTCTTGGTGCAGGTAAAATGGCTACGTATTTTACAGAGCAGCTAGGGTATGACCCAAGTGATGAGAACGCTGTAGAAACACACAACAGAATTAAGTACGGTTTGATAGACGCACTGTTGTCAAACGCTCTAGGTACTGAGACAGCTTACGCAACTAGGGTAGCACCCATAGACCAGTTTTTTGACACGCACAAGAAGCTTACTGAAGAGAGTTTCTTTACTGCTTTATTCGGTCCATCTGGTGAAATCTCTAGAGATATGCTAGGTGTTGCCTCATCTGCTGTCAAAGCTACGATAGGTGGCAGACCTGAGATGGTAAGGGAAGACTTAACGCAGCTAGTTCGTAACCTCTCTACTTTTGACAAAGGCATAAAAATAAAAGAACTTATAGAAACAGGCTCATATCGTAGTAGAACAAGAAAAGAGGTAGTAGGTAACTTAGAACCTACGGCTGCTGCTGCAGTTCTCTTTGGTGCTACTCCTGCTCCTGTGCAGAATTACTATGACTATCAAGAAATGGTCTACAAAAAGAACGATTACTACAAAGATATGTCTAAGAGACTGAGATCAAAGGCGACTCTTGCTGATTCTCTCTTGACAGAGGGTGATAAAGATGATATGATAAGGGGATTAAAGCTAAGAAACGAAATAAGTGATGAGATTGATTCGTCAAGACTTTCTGCAACTCTAAAGATTGAGTTACAAAAGAGCTTAATAAACCCTGATTCTGTTATCAATTACTATAGAAATGCTATACGCCTTGGTATAGAGTATGAAACAGATTTACTTAATCAACAAATGAGATAAGGATTTACTATGGCTGGATTTTCCATAGATATTGGTGACGAAGGTGTAGCTTACGAGAGAGCAATAAAAATGCCATCGTCAAGTACATCAGCAGCAGCAGTAGCTGGTACAGTAAAATTAGCTGATAATATTTTTAAAGTACTAGACCAATATGACAAAGCTAAAAAGGGTTCAGCACCTACAGAAAGCTCTTTAAAGAGAGCAGCCTACGGTAAGTTAGCTCAAGCTGTCAATGCAACAAAAGGTAAAAGCCCTCTAAATGTTAGAACTGCAGTAAACTCAGCTATTGTTGAGTACACAAACGCTGGCTTCGAGATTGGTCAGGCTGAAAAAGATTTGGTTACTTCAGCTACAGGTATAAACATAGACTATCTAGGGTTTGATCCTAATCAGGCAGCTATAGACGGTGCATTAGAGACAATAAGTAACAATAGAGCCTACTTATTTGGAGCTAGAGATAAACTAGACGCTACAGGTAAACCTTACACACAAACAGAACTTTTACAGACAGCCATAGAAGAAGTTCAAAAGGTCGAGTCAGCAGCTTTATATGTGGCAAACTCTAAAGTTACAGATGAAGCTACTTTTAAAAGAAACTATATGCCTCAGGCAAAAACTCTTATCTCAGATTTAAGATCAAAGGTAGTATTAGGTCTTCAAATAGAAGCTGACGAAGGTAAAAGCGTAATGGCTGAGAACTTAGTTGGTTTAGAAGTAGAGTTAGCTAACTTAGAAGGTTTTATAAAAAGCAAAATACCAGCAGGACTACCTGCAGACGTAAGCAAACCTTTGTTTGATGACATAGAAGTACTCAGAGGACAGCTAGACATTCTTAAAAACTTTGATAAGAAAAGAATAGAAGCTAAAACTCTTGATCATATTAACAGAAACACTGAGGTTCTCCTAGATTTTGTTGAGAAGGAAGTTGACAACCCTGTTGTAGCCAACGCTTTACTGTCAGGAAACTTTGATGCTACAGCTTTAGTGTCAACTAAACTAACTGAACTAAAGAAAGCTCTAAATAACCTAGATAAGAACGATTTAGAGTACGTTGACTTGTTTACCTTTGCTCCATCTGAGGCTGCTTCTGAAGTATCTGGAAATAAGGTTGAGGCAGAGACAGGTGTAAAAACTACTTTACTTGATAACAGCTTAACTAAGTTACACGAGGTAGAGGAGATAGAAAAAGCTGAAGATCGTAGCATGACTAAACGTAAAGATGCTATATTCTTTTCTTCTGTCGAGAGGGTAAACAAAGTTGAACCTTCTAGTATGAATATACCAGAACACAGAGACAACTTCTTAGGTGGTATAGGACAAGCAACCATAAACATCTCTACATCTCCTGAGATATTCAAGACAGACACACTAACTCAAATCTACAACGAGCAGACATACAAAAGCTTGGAGATTATAGACCAACTTGACCCAACACAAGCTACTGTAGCTAGAGCTAGACTAGCAGACGGACTAAAAGCTCAGTTGAACCTTGTCTCTACTGCAGTGTCAGGTTCTGATCAAGGCTCGTACTTCAAGGTTACTGGTATTGGTGAGATACAGTACGATTTAGAGAGCCGTGTAGACACAGGCCAGATACGTATGGACAAGTCTGTGTTACCTTTAGTAAAAGGGTACGCCTCTAAGTACTACAATGGTGACGTAACTTCTATGGTGGCAGACAGAGGGCGTAGACTAGAAACACTAGAGCGTAGTCAGATAGAAGACGCAGGTTTCAAGTTTATTACAGCTTACAGTGATTACAAGAAAGTACTCAAAAACTCCAATAGAAAGAAGTTCTACATCAAACACATGAAGAGACTAGGTTTATCAACAGATGATATAGAACAAAGCTTGATAAGAGAAATAGAACAGACAGAACAAAAAGCTATGGGTACTCTACGTAACCCTTGGCAGATATTCTGGTCAGATGAAACAGATACTGATGAGAAACTATTCTTGTCCATCAAGAAGGGTGAGTACTACACTGACATCAACGGTGATACAAGGATTAAAAATTAGTGGCTAACATATCTATAGAGGGTGGAACTTTAGTAGACGAACAACGCAAACAAGTTGTCGAAACTATTGCTGCTGTCAACGAGGGTAATCCCTCTGTAAGAGGTGGTTCCCTTGTAATGAAAAGAGTAGGAGAAGCAGTCGATGTTATCCAAGGCGGTATACAAGCTATGGATCAACCGCAACCAGCATCACCTGATCCAGACAGACAGTTTTACCAAAGTTTTAGACAGGGTGTTACACCTGAAGCTATGACAATGGAGCGAACAACAGATCAACCTATACCAGAGAAACCAGATGTTGAAGTTAAAGAACTACCTGATGCTCCTGCTGCTAGTGGGGTGCAGCCTCCAGCTAAAAAAGAGGATGCTCCACTAAATGTAAGAAACAATAACTTAGGTAACATAAAAAACATACAGGCTAATGAGTGGGTTGGTCAAACTAATCTAGAAACAGATGAAACTTTTGCAAATTTTGAGACACCTCAACTAGGTATAAGGGCTTTAACAAAAGTAGTTCAGGCAAATATCAACGCTACAGATACCTTTGAAGAGTACGTAAACAGATACGCATCTGAGCCTGATGAAAAAGATTATTATGAAAAGAATGGTGAACTAATGCCACATCTTAAAAACTACGGTAGTGTTATTGCAGCTAGTCAAGGTATCAATGACGTAAAACAAAATATACCTGAAGATATAAATATGTTAGAGTGGATTAAAGCTACTGCAAGAGCAGAAGGTGGGTCAGACGCTTTGTCTTACTTCACTGATGATATTATTAAAGAAGGTATTGAATTGGCAGGTAAAGAATGAGACTAGCACTAGCACTAACACTCGTACTATTCCTAGGTGGCTGTTTGTCACCTCTAGCATTTATGAGCAGCTTCGGTGGTGGAGGCGGTGGTGATGGCACTACTGTCAATGCCAACACTCAAGTAGGCAAAGAGAATAACCAGTCAGCTATTGACCAGAGTAGAGACATATCAGGTGAGAACGTAAACGTAGATCAATCCTCAGGTAACTTCAGCCTAGGTGGTGAGGTAGGAAACGTCAAGGTACTCAATCAGGACATACCTATGTGGGTTATCTTGATGATGGTACTAGGTTGGATGCTACCGTCACCAATAGAAATATGGAGAGGCTTCTTAAAAACTATAACATTCGGTAGGTATCGTGGCTAAGATAAACAAAGCAAAGATGAAGTGCAACAGCCCTAAGCGTCAGGTCTCTGGCGGTAAGAAGTTTGTTGTCAAGGCTTGTCAGGGTGGTAAAGAAAAGATCATAAGGTTCGGTGATGCCAACATGACAATCAAGAAGAATAACCCTAAACGTAGAAAATCTTTTCGTGCAAGGCATAAGTGTGATACAGCTAAAGATAAGATGACTGCACGATACTGGTCATGTAAGAAGTGGTAGAGTAGATGGAGTTACCTAAAGTAAATATAGCAGTGATTGGTGTTATCTGCTCTAGCTTAGGTGGTATGGTTTGGTATGCCTCAGAGCAAGCGTCAATAATAGCTAACCTCGAAGAGACTGTAGCAATCCTTGATGCTCAGAGTAATACTGCTGAGAAAGTAAATATGATCAGGGATATTGATCAGAACAAGACTAACATAAACGAATTAGTAAGCATCATGGCTGAGATTGAGGCAGATGTATACGATGAGACTGATGAACTATGGGATGAGATAGACGGTATGAGCATGAGTATCATGCGTATCGTTGAGTTACAACAAAGGGTAGCCCTATTAGAAAAGACACTAGAGTTCATCAATCGTGATCACAAAGACCTTCTTGATCCGAGGCATTAACTATGATTGACCCACTCAGCGCATTGGCATTGGTCAAGGGTGGCATCAGTGCAGGTAGAACCGTGGCCTCTATGTCCAAAGAACTAGCAGGTTTCTTTGACAGTGTAGATGACGCAAAGAAGGCTCACGAAAAGAAGAAACTAAGCCCCTTTAGTAGTTCGAATGAAGAAGCTCTGGACACGTTCATGAAACGTCAACAGGCTAAACAGGCTGAAGAAGAATTGAGAGAGTTCATTGTTAACAACCTTGGCTATTCTGCTTATCAAGAACTACTCAAGCTTCGTAGAGAAGTTGCTCAAGAGAGAAAAGAAGCAGAGAGACAAGCAAGATTAGATGCTGAACGCATGAAAGAAAACGCTGAGATGGCGTTCATTGCTGTAGTAATATTCTTATTGTTATGTGGTGGGGCACTAGGTTTACTAGTAGCTATGGGTTGGGTAGATATATAATGGTAGAAGAGTACGACTTAGATAAGAACGGTAAACTAGACGCAGAAGAGCGAGAGATTTACCTAGAAGACAGACGTAGGAAGATGGAAGATGAAGATGCCAAGCGTGATGCTCAACGCAATATGACTTGGTTTGCTTTGTCAGGTATGGTACTATACCCTTTAGGTATCTTTCTTTGTACCATAATTGGTCAAGAAACTGCAGCAATGTTGATAGCTGACATAGCAAACATCTACGTTGTATCTGTATCAGCACTAGTTGGGGCGTACTTTGGGTTTACTGCAATGGGAAATAAAAAGTAATACGAGGTTAAGTAATGGCTAAATCAGTACCAACTAATCCTGCTCTCTGGTCTAGAGCTAAGGCAGCAGCAAAGAAAAAGTTTAAAGTCTATCCGTCAGCATACGCAAATGCTTGGGCTGCCAAGTGGTATAAGTCTAAAGGTGGCAAGTGGAAAGGCGCAGACAACAGGGTGAAGAAACGTGGCTAAGGGTGGATTAGGTAAGTGGTTTGCTGAGGAGTGGGTTGATGTTAAGACTGGCAAACCTTGTGGACGTAAGAAGGCTAAGGGAAGCAAGCGTCCGTATCCAGCCTGTCGTCCGAAGTCGGTGGCAGGAAGAATCTCCAAGAAGGAAGCTGCCAAAAAGAAAGGACCAAAGAGAGTATCTTGGTCCACAACAGCATCAGGAAAGAAAAGAAAGAAGAAGGGAGCCTAAGTAGCTCCCCTTTTTTATACCTTAGAACCCCATCTGTGACAGTGAAAATCCATGACCATCCACCCTTGTGCTCTGATCTGATTCTTACCATCCTCTAAAGATACAAGACATTCTTTCTCTGTGTTAAAAACTCTAGGTGTTCCAAAGCTTCTACAGTCTGTAGCTGATACATTACACGCTAGAATTATAGCAGTAAACATTTAGTTTCCTTCCATCTCCTGAATCAATCTATCTAAGTACCACTTAGCCTTCTTCAGGTCTTCTAATGGTTTACCCTTGTATCTATACCTATGTAAGTATTTCTTACAGTTACCTTCTAGGTATCCCATGAACATCATAGTGTCCATGTTGTCCTTCATATAATCAATACACTCTATCTCGCCATCACCATAGTGTGGTGGCTTATTTACTACATCTTCCATCTAAGCTCCTATATCTACTACTTCACAGACATCACCAGTGCAAGCAAACGTCTGACTTGAGTTAGTACTATCCTCTTTTTCGTAATCTGTCAAGAGTGTCCAGTCTATTTTTTCTGGCATGAGTGACAATAATGTCTCATATTCTCTCTTGGATATGTCTTGATAAGGTGCTTGCTGGTAGGTGTGTTCGTTGTATGGTAGGAAAGAAACACCTGACATCTCATCAAAATGTTTGTAGACAAACGCACCAACCTCGAACCACTCATCCTTTCTGACGTTGATAGTTACACTAGGTTTGTGCTCACACCAATGCCTCTGATACATGAGCCATGTTTCTAGCTGATCAATAGCTGACATATCCTCAGTAACTATTGCGTTGGCAGGAGACTTGATAGGAAAGCTGAACACTGTAGTCTGCTCAGGTTTCATTACACAAGGTTGATTAGGTATCTTCTGATCCTTCATGAACTGTGTCAGTGGATCTTTGTTGTCACCTCGTACAGTCCTTATGTATTGTCTGGAATGACGTGCGTGGATACCTGAGGCACTGTCAACGAGTTGACTGACGGTTCCTGAAGGTTTGACGCAGGTAATAGCAGTGGAAGGATTAATCCCAAGATTATTAGCCAAACTATTATTTGTGTTAACTGCAACCTGTCTAAGGTTTTCGAGATTCTTTGATAGACCATTTTGTTTACTCGTTAGTAAAGGGTTATCCATTATGCCTGTTAGAGATACACCCAACAGACGCTCTTCTTCAGTGTTGTCCTTCCATATCTTACGAAGGTATGGGAACTTAGTGTAAGTAGATTGTATAGTACCTAGTGTTGTAGCTATCTTAACCTTACGTGCCAAGTCACCAAAGTTATCCGTTGCTCTTACAACAACCTCTGTCAGGTTACAGAACTGATACGGTCTGAGTATAATCTCACTGCATGGGTTAGTGCCGAAGTCGTAGCTAGGGTCACGTCTTTCAAACTTAGCTGCTTGTTTCTTTGATGCCTCACGATTGAAGACACCTCGCTCACCACTACCTGATTCGACTAGAGCCATCCACTCACGCATGAATGACAAACTATCAGGCTTCTCTGTGTAAGCCACTGAGTTGTTAGCTAGAGCACGTTGAGGATTGTTAGTCCACCAATCACCTGACTTAGCGTGTCGCATCCTATCATCTGACAGGTTAGACAGACTAATCATTGCTGACCTACGGACACCACCAACTACAACTACCTCTCCTATCTTACACATAAGATCGTGACACTCGATAGAGGATAGCTTACGTCCTTGTGCATCCTTGAATATCTTGACTGTAAAAGTAAACAAGTCAACTAGAGGAGCAGGTCCACTAGCTCTACCACCGAATGTCTTTAGTCTAGCACCTGCAGGTCTGACGTTTGACACATCCCACTGAGGTATCTCACCTGCCCACAACAAAGCTAGTAGCTGTCTGAAAGCCTTAGCCCAACCCTCTTTGCTGTCCTTGACGATGATCTTAGTGTCGCTATCGTATAGCTCAGGTACATCAGGTAACTTCTGTATGTACTGACGCTCAACTGAGAAGCCTACACCAGTGCCACACAACAGGATAAACATAGCCTCATCGAATGACTTAGGGTCATCAACAGGTAGGTAACTGCAGTTGTAGCCTGAGGTGTTGTCTCTATCCAACGCTTTACCTGCTGTCATCATAGCTCTCATGCTAGGCATGACCTCTAGGTTCAGGATTGATTGTTCTATCTGATTGACAAAGCTGTCTTTACCCATGACAGGTATGACTACATTGGTCATGTATCTGTCAACAGTCTCAGCCCAAGTCTCTCTGCGTTGTTCTTTATCTAGCCATCGTGCATACCTTGACGTGTGTATGAACGCTTGGTAATCTGTAGGTAAGTAGTTGTCTCTCATTTGTCGTATCTCCTTGTCGCTACCCATATCGCACCTGCAATTATTGATGCAAGTATAAACATTGCTGTTAGTATCTCACTCATCTCTTGTCACCGTTGCCTCGTAGCGTACCTCTCTTTTGTCTACCATGTAGCTTCTCTAAGTTATCGTAGGCTACGGTCTCCATGTCAATGTTTAGGTCTCTACAAAGAGCAGCTATGTACCACAGACAATCACCTATCTCACTAGCGATACCATCACGGTCAAGCTTACCATCTCTCATAATCTTCTTTACTTTGTTTGCTACCTCTCCTGCCTCAGCAGCTAGACCCAACGCAGGGTAAATGATTGCGTGTTTCTGATCGTAGATAGCTGTAGTTGCAGCTTGCTGTTGATACTTGTCCATGTCAAGAGGATCTTGATTGTAGTATTGAAATGCGTTTATATCGTCTAGGGTAATCACTCTTCTAGTTCCTTCCACTGTTTAATTTCTATGTCCATATAAAAGTAATCATTCATGTTGATTGTACCATCATCAACTAGCTTACGTATGATTGCTTCCTCGTCCAAATCATTCTGTTCCATCAACAACTGTAGTCCGTAGTTATTGACAAGAGCTTCTATCTTACTATCATGATCAAACATTGTCAAGCCTTAATGTATCCAAAGAGAAGTTTCTTTTTCATGAAGGATAGGTTCTACTGAAGACTTTAGTTTGTTCATAAAATTGTAAGCTTCATTGAAGTCTTTGAAATATATCTCATCGTCAAAGACCATACCTTTTTCTTCTACCATACAGACCAAAGACCATTTGTCACCTTGATCTATTGGACCATCTAAATACTGATGTACTTTAACCTCCATCATTCTTCCCCTTAAATCTATGTTTAAAAAACACTATCACGTTTATGAAAGTATTCAATGTTATCATTAGTATTAGCCAATATTGCCACCATCCTAGAGTACCTTGTTCAAGCATATCTTCTTCTTTTTCTCTTTTATCCAATCATGTGGTATTACTTCTTTAGCAAATAAAAACCCATAGTAATCGCACCAATCTGCGTAGGTCATCTTTGCTCCCTTGTTTAGTCTCTGGTAAGGATTACTAAAGACAAATCTTATGTCAAGCTCAGGGTGTAACTCTTGTATCCACTTGTGCTTGTTCCTGTCTGGTAAAGTAAACCTACCTTTAGTCTCAACTATAATACCGTTGGGTAAAATAAAGTCAGGAGTATACTTTCTTATTCTCATGTCACGCCAAGGAACCTTTAGTGTCTCGTACTCAAACTTGACACGTTTCTTTTGTAGGTACTTAGCGTTGCGTTCTTCTAGTCCTGATCGGAATCTGTGAACTTGGGTGGTTGCCATATCTGTTCTTCTTCTCTTCGTAGCCACAACAGCTTACCGTTTTCTATTACTCTTTCTTCATCACCACCGTAGGCTCTGACACATTCCTGATACAAGTCTTGTTCTGTCTTACAGTCAGCCAGTATCTTGTCAGCTTTCTTTGGTCCAACACCGTAGATACCTTGGATGTTGTCTGCCGAATCACCTGTAAGTATCTGCTTGTAGAAGAACCTCAATCCCTCAAACTCCTCGACTGTCTGCCAAGTACGTCTGTGTGGATTGTAGTGTGTGCATGGTAGC